AGGCAATCTATTGTCCATGCTATCGCGGCGTTGGCGACGTATTTTGTTGCTACTGGTTTATGCACAAACCCCGTGAATTTAACGCCTTCAAGGAGGTCGGTGATTGTCACTGGTTGACCAAATTGAAAGCTGTATGTGCCGTTAGCATCGTATATTGTTAAGCTAACGGTGGTTCTATTGTCTACTTGAGACTGAAGGTCATAGGATGTATTTAGAACAGGATATATTATATTTGATATAGACGCTGTAAGCGTTGTTATACTCATATCACTTAGACCTCAATCCCGTCAATCTTATCTTGTTTGCAATATGAGGCCCAAGTGCATCAGTAAGTTTTTTGCCGTCAATGTAGGTGTCGTTTTGCGGTACATGAACATGGACAATAATTTGCGGCTGCGATCCTCCAGAATTATTAGCAGTCATTGCTGGATAATTAAAATTGCTTGGAGCACTCGATGTGTTCTTCATTGAGTTGAGTTGAGTTGATGACTTAAAGTTATTCAGCAAATTTGATGTGCCCAAGGCGTTCAGTACACTAGCGCCTTTAGGCAGATTGACTAGTTCTGGTCCTTTTTCACCAACAAGAGCAGTGCCGCCTATGAAATTTTCAATGCCAGATGCCAGATGAGGGATAAGGGCAATATGTATGCCCACGCCGCCAACGTTGATATCGTTAATATGGCCTATCACGCCATCTACTAAATCGATAATGCCATTAAATGCCGATTTTACGCCGCTTGTGATGCTGTTCCATACATTTGTAGCGACTGATCCTATTCCTCCAAGTACACTATTAAAAGCATCTGAAACTTTTTGCCATTGATCATGGAACCAACTGCCGATAGGAGCAAATATTTCTTGAATATTTTTCCAGGCATTGCTAAGAAGTGTTGTGATAATTTCCCATGCACCTTGAAGAAATGTCTTGATACCATCCCACACGCCTTTAAACATGTCTTGCATGTCTGTCCATGCTTGTCCCCAATTGCCGCTTATTATGTCGAGAGTAACTTTGATAAGTCCCGTAATAATTGCCCATGCAATTTGAATAATGCCTACTATTCCATCCCATACACCTTTTAGCACACCAGACATCATAGGCCATACCATATTCCAGTAATTCATTACAAGCGCAACTGCAAATGATATACCATCCATTGTTTTTGAAACAATAGGCGCAATTCTGTCTATGAGTTCATTTGCAAATTTACCGATAGCCTGAGCAGCCTGAAGCACATACGGCATAATAAACTTCAAACCGTTTGCTATATTGTCTGCAAGCACACCAGCGAAGCGAATAAGGGGAGGGACTATCCTCTCGATTATTGGTGCAAACTTTTCAAAAGCGTGCTGCACGACATCAATAACAACACCGCGTATTTTGATAAATGTCGGTATTACATCGGTTAATATGGTCATGCCAAGATTTGCAAAGCCGGGCAGCGCATCTTTGATGGCAGGAGCAACGTCATTTTTAAACCAGCCACCAAGTTGTTTTGCGTCTTGACCTAGATCTTTAAATACTGTTTTTATTTGGTCCCATTGCAGAGACAGGATATTCCCGACTGCGTTTTTAAGTAGGAGGAGTCCACCTGCAAACGGCGTCATATCAATGTGACTAAGTGAGTTGCCGAAATCCTGGAAAGCCTTTGTCGCTTTGCTGATCATATCCATAACAGGGAGAAGTTGGCTCGCTCCCGCAAATGCACCAGATCCGCCTGCGCTTTTGCCCGCTTCAGGAGGTTTGATGTTCTTGGCATTCTGTGGCAAATCAAGGAAGTTAGGATGAGGATTGGCCGTGACACCAAAATCTAGTTTCATTCCTCCTTTTAGTTTGTTTTTAATATCTTCAATTTGTTTTCCAGGCAGTGAGCTTATACCTGTTATTTTCGACAATGCAGTATTAAAATCATCTGCTGCTTTTTTTGAGTCATCAAAGACGGTTTTGAATTGATTGAAAACTTTGATGCCTGTATCTTTGATAATGCCAAATGTGTTTCCGACAGCGATTCCTAATTTGCGGATATCTTCAATAAAGAGTTGAACAATTGGAAGTTTTAATATATCGAGAAATTCTTGATATACATTTTTTGCTTTTTCAAATGCTTCATAGAGAACATAACCAATAACTTTTGCAGTATCTTCAAGAAGCGTTTTGAATTTATTGTATCCATCCATGACGGAACTGGGGATATTTGTACCTTCTAAGTATTTTGCAAAGCCCCTAACTGTTTCTCCTGCAAGACGGAAAACATTGCCTAAATCTTGCATGACGGTTGATACAAAGCCTACAAGTGTATGAGTATCTACAAGATGCGTATTAAATTGAGCAAAGATGCTCATGCCGATGCCTTGAATAATCTGGAAAAGATAACCGACTTGAGCCGTGAAGTATGAGTAGTCTGCTGCAAGCTTTCTTATGCCTACTTTGTCAAGCGATGCTCCAAATGCATTGAAACTATCGCTAACTTTCCCTGCCATATCCATAAGCCCTTGGAAGGCGTCGTTAAGCAGATTTACTCCTGCTGTAGCTATTGGCAGAAGCTTTTGTCCAATGTCGATCATCACGACACTAGCAGTAGCCTTGAGGCGTTCCATGGAGACGGTGAAGCCTTGCTGCGTGACGGACCATGCCTCTTGTGTTTTTGCAGCCATGGCCTGTCTATCTGAGAGTGTAGCGAGGTCGGCATTGTAGACATCAATGTGTGTAGCGATGGCATGAATAGCCTGTGTTGCCGTAACAGTTGCACCTGTTATGTGCACATGCTTTGTGTTCGCTTCATCTAATGCAGCATTAAGATAGACAACTTTGTGTCCGTAGTCCATTGCATTGAACTTGGCATCATCAAATGCTATGCCATTCTTGTGCAAGCTTGCTGAGACCACGCCAATGTTGCCATCCATTAGCTTTAAGGAAGCCTGGAAGTCTGTTGAGGCTTGACCTGCCCTAATGCCACTGGAGGTCATCGTGGCAAAAGCTGCATTCATGGTTTCCATGCTCTCATGGAACTGACTCGCGGAGCCTGCTGCCTTCACAATACTGCTTGCATACTGCTCAAATGTAGACTTACCAAGTGTGACTGTCTCTAGCATCTCACCATTTACACGCGTTGCATCTTTTGCCCCAAAATTGAAGCTTGCCATGACATTCGTAAGCGCATCGGTTGTGACTTTCGCTGAAGTCATGCCAATGACACTATCACGTGTAGCAAGCGACAAAACGGTCATTGCGTCAGCGCCTTTGTACCCCGCCGACATGACATTGTAGAGACCTTCTGAGAGCGCTTTAGGCGCAACACCTGTATCCATGGCTAGTTGCTTGAGCCCACTGTCAAACTGCTTCATTTGATCAGTAGAGGCACCTGTCAATGCCTGTACCTTGTTCATGCTCCGTTCGTAGTCGGCAGCCATCAGAGTCGCTTTGACGCCGAATCCGACAGCGGCGGCACTCAGAGCAACAACGCTCGCAACAACACCGCCTAAAGCACCACTAGCAGCACCACTAGCGCCCTCAACATCTTTTAGTCCACCTTTGGCAGCAGAACTAAAATCATTAAGCATGGACTTGGCTTGACCCGCGCCGCTGCTCAACCCCGTGAGATCAGCGCCAAACTTGATCATTATTCCTTGTGAGATGAGTCCTGAACCTGCTGCCATATGCTCCTATTTCGCGTTCTGCTTTGCTTCTTCTATTGCTGCTTCGTTATCTCTAACTTCTAATTCACAATATGCTTGCCAGCCCGTAAATTCGGTGTTTGGCATCTCTGCCATCATGTCCTCTCGTGTTCCATTCCATCCTATCTTTTCTCTGAGATAGAAGCTGAAACGTAAGCGTGAATCCTCGTCTAATTTTTTTTTGCTGCTTCTAAAGCATCTTGAGCGATACCGCTCGATTTCCTAATTGCCGCTCCGATCGGCTGTAGAACAAGCAGTCCCCACTCAGCGATAGAGCCTCTATGGTCATCAGTGAAAATGCGCTCTTTCGTGTCGTAGACCACCAAAGCACGGGCTATCATCCCTGCAAGCGCAAGCACTTCCTGTGGCTCTCCATCAGCACCTTTGCTTGCATTTTGCGCATACTCAACGTCCAGTGCAGATAACTCTAAAAATGCCAGTTGATCATCAAGATCTTCCAAATCTGGCAAAGACCCTTCAAACTTTTGCATGCGCTTCTTGCGATTAAGAAGCTTTTCTTGTATTTCAGCTTTTGTAAGCCGCCTCTTTGGGATTGCTGCAATTGCCTCTGTGGTTACTATTTCATTTTCTACATCATTCGTATTCATACGATTTACTCTTTCTAATTAGCAAAGAATTCATTAGTAATCTGGAATGTCAATGATTCGCCTACTGCCGATTTCACATCTGATTTCGTTGTTAGGTCGGTAGCCAAGACATATCCTTCATATCGCCTACCAGATGGCGTGGTAAGGTCTATTGCAATCAAGTCACGTGCTGTTAATGATGCCATTCGCGTTGTGTCAAGCCAGTATCGATCAAATTTCACCTGTCCCGTCAATTCGCCGCCTATGTATGACTCTGTGCCATTTGAATTGAAGGAGGTAACATCAATTGCTGCTATTTTTGACGCCTGCTCAGCGGTATGCCCTTGCCCTAATGCAGAATAAGCATAATATGAACCTGAGTGTATTCTAATAACATCATCGCTGTTATTTGCACTGGCAAAGGTGATAATGCCTCCAACGTGCTTTAATGTATAGTTTGTGACAGTTGCGAAACCGCCTGTTCCATGCGTCTGTTTTTGGACAACCACCGCCGTATTAAGATCAAGATAGCGCTTGGCGCTGTTTGTAATCGTATAGGTGGTATGGTCTCCACTGTCCGTGCATGCTTCATCTGTAAGCGATACAGGAGGCTGTGCCGTAATGTTAAACGTTGTATTGTATCCCGCTTCAGCAGCCATGTTATACCCCTCTCACCCTTATAGGGTATTACACGATCGTTACGGTTCCAGATAGCTTCATGCTCCAATCAGCAGTTACTAGTCCCTTTACATCGCTTTTAACGGTGTAGTCAGTGATGAGACATGGCATCGCATAGGTATTTGCACCTACGTTTCCGATGGTAAACGTAAATGTGGTGATAGTACGTGCATAAAAGTTTGTTTCAATGGTTGCCTGCCCCGTATCAGACTTATCAAACTGTCCGCTGCACTTATAATCGCCGCTGAGTAAGCCGCCAATGTAGGACTCGGTTCCAGGCGTTGATGCGCTAAATGATGTTGTATCTAGTGCCGCTATTTTTGTTGCTAATTCTTGGCTTTTAACGTTATTAACAACTGTCGACGCCACTTTAACAGTACTAAGGTATCCTGCTGTTGCCGCCATAATACATTGCTCCTATCTAATTTACATCGCTCTCATTATTTGCATTGTTTTACTATGTTTCTTGCGTGAAAGTATTGTATTGACACATAAAACGTCGTATTCTTTCGTCTTTAGGTTCTCCCAATGGCCGTCCGAAGTTATACAGCGTATAAACATGATGATGTGTTGCCAACGACAGTAGTTGTTGATCGAATAAGTCGTTTAGAATATTTAAAATGCTGTAACATTCTTGATAACCTGCATAGATACTCCATATGTCTATTTGAGCAGTTGCTACGTAACCCCGTGTGCCAAAGGCATTGTCTGGCCTCTCAGGAGACCCACTAAAAAGCGTGATATATGGAAAGGCTTGGTTTTCAGGCTGCATACCAAAGTCGAATACCCCTGTTACGCCAAGGTTTGCAAGATCTGTTTGAATCGCTCCATTCGGACCTGGAACAAGTCTTGCAAAAAATGCCGTTTGTAATTCAGGTAGAGAGGTTCTTGTAGCTGTCATAAGTCCCCAATTTCACCCAGTAAATATTCCTTAGCGAAATCGAATGCAGGTAACATGAAGGCTTGAGGTACGTTGTACATGGTCCCCATTTCGACGTATACTGCATAATCTGAGTCTGTTGACACCTCACACTCTAAAAATCCAGGAATGCACATTATGCTTTCTTGCAATGCGCCGGTATCTACAGGAACCGCTGCCGTTGCATAATCTTGGCAATCAAGACCTGTCTCTTGAATGATTTGATCTACATCAATCGCAAAAGCATCAATATCATTGCCAATCATCGCAATTGTTGCTTCTACACCGATGATTTCAGTACTCATCGCGCAAAACCTCGTTCTCATAGCCTCTAAAAGCGCCGGATAACATGGCCCTTCTGCCGACTCTCGTTGCTAATTGATCAAGCATTGAATTAGCAACGTCAGGACTAAGATGTCTTAGCTCATCATTGATGATTTGACGTATTTCTTCGTTGTTGTTGACTTCGTTGTGACAATGCGGGCAATGCATTATTGTTGCTCCGATGCATTAGCAGTGATATCAAGAGAATTGATGACAACAGGGTTAAAGCCAAGTCCTCCAGAGCATACCGATGGCATTGGATTAAGCATCGTTGTATTATTGACAACCCACGAAGAAGTCATTGTTGAGGCACAGCCGTTGACGTTAGGCGCTGCATTCAACGCTGTTATCTGTTGATAGACTTCGTTACCACAATGAGGACATTGCATATCGATACTCCTATTCATTCACTGCAATGGAACCATTTGCAGCCATACGTGCTTCCCACAGCTTTGTAAGTGCAATCGACTGCTCTCTTGACTCTGGTGTAAGATCTGCAATTAAGAGCGCAAACTCTTTAAATGCTTCTGTGATCTTTGAATACCGTTCAACTTGGTCATTCTTAGGCGCGTGAAAACTAAATCTATTCTCAATATCTGCACGCTGTTTATCGCTAATACTCATATTGCTCCCACTAATCTATAATCGCACCGCTTTCAGTGCGATTTAAGAACGTCAAAGACGTGCCATCATTCTTGATGAAGGAAATCCACGACATATCTTGTGGCTCTATCCACCCCTGCCAATCATCTGCAAAACAGCGACATCCTTCAGGCCAATTCTTCCGGTCCTCTTCAGGTGTCTTTTCATACCGTCCTATGATAAGTGGCTCTGCTACTTGACTCATGATTTACTCCTAATCCCCTATTACACAGGTGTAAGGGTGACATTGAATTTCTGACCAAGCTTCTCAAAAAGAGCAGCAACTTCAGCATCAGCAGTAGATATCCGAAGTTCAGCATTGGATACGCTGCCAATAGTGCCACTAAGGTCTACTTCAAGTGTCTCTGCGCCGTTATTAAGACTGCTGTAACTTATCGAATTTGTTTTTCTAACAAGGAAAAGCTTTGCTTCTGCCATGTTTCAATGCTCTCCCATCAATTCCTATGCCAACTATGCGGTTCTCCGTCAGCACTATGCGGTACTTCGTCTACCATGTCTCCCAATGCCAATCGAAGCTGAGCAATGAGTCTCACGCCGCCTGCGATGATATGCTCAATGAAAGCGCCGTGCTTATTGCCGTGATGATCGGTATAGACAGCATCGCCCTGCAGTGCTGGTTGCTGTGGCGTTGGTTCCGGTGTCTGTACAACATCAGGCGTCGTTGATTCGTCGCTAGACGTTGCTTGTGGTGTCTCTGGCGTTATTGGCGCTACGTTAGGTGTTGCCTCTACATTGGCAAACATCGCTGGCTCTGAGGTCACAATTGGCACTGGCTGTGTAGTGTCTGACGTCGTTGATTCAGCGTCAGACACTACCGCCACAGGAGAGACCTCGGAGGAACTTGGCTCAACAACACTAGGGCTTTGTATTTCACTGTCAGCAACGGGAGCATTGTCTACACGAGGCACATCTGTGGTTGAAACATCGGTATTCGATGCTATTGATGCGGCGACGTTGGTTTGCTCTGTTGGCAAGGTCTCTTCGTTGTTCATTGTTGCTTTCCTAAGTTATTTCCAGACAATCGTTGCATCTACGGTGGCTACTCCTACCGTAACACTCAAGCCTGTGCTAAATGCGACATCGTATACCACAGTAAATGGGGCTATAGAAGCAGCAAAAAGCATTTTGCCAATGATTGGTGTCGTGTTTGTAAGCGCGTCATCCAGTTCAATGGTGCCAGTTGAAGTCGGTGTATTTACAACAACAGCGTGCAAAATCCCTGCGCCTGTTTTGACAAGCGTTGTAGCTGCTGTGGTCACACGGGTATAGTTGTAGCCACCGATAGTGACAGTGCCTTCAACTCCCAATACGACAGGCTTGAAGACTGCCGATGCAGCAGACCATGGTTTCGACGCGGCTATTGTGGCTTGCGGTATCAGAGGTGCATTATTGGCTTGGTATTGCGATAATGACGCAAAGGAGAACAGGCCTGATGGAGTCGTTGTATTCAGCGAGGAGTCAACTGTCCAGTTTGTACCTGTTACGGCTGTCACGGCCTCTGCGGTGGTGCCAACGCCCACTCCAAGGAAGGCCAGTGAGTTAGGAGAGGAAGAGGCAAGAGCTGATGTAGAAGCCGTTGTACCAGTACCAGTACCGATTGACGATTGATCAGGTTGTGCCGTGACCTGTGCAAGCAGACCGCTTACCTCATAAATCTCCATGCCCATCGATGCAGCAGTGCCAGCATTCGTAACCGTAACCGTGTTAGTGCCTGCTACGATGTTGACTGCGAAGAAGATGGCAGACTCGAATGTCGTACTGTTGGGAGCTGTCGCTGCTTGCGTATAGGTATTGCCTGCACTGTCGGCAACCGTCATAGCTGTGCCATTGCCACAACCACACACGACAACAATAGAATTGCCAGCGACATTGCTATTAGTGAAAGCCTTTGCCAACAACGCAACGGAACCGGTGCTTGCAGCACTCGTTTTCTGCAAGATAGTCGGTACGTTAACAGGTAATCCTGTACTGTTAGGTGAAAGAGAAGTAACAAGTGCCGTATCAGCTAATGTTGGCGATGTATTAGCAGCTTTAGCGTCTGTTATAGTAGTTTGCGTTACCGGATCAGCGATATTTGTTATTGCCGGTGGTGTATATGGTGCTACCGGAAGAGATGGCATGTATTATGTCCTTATATATACTAAAGCGAGCCTTTGGCTTGCTGTTCTTCTGCTAAAATTTCTATGTTTGTCTGTTCTTCTTCAATTACCAATATGCTGCGAATGTTATATATCTGATCTCGATACACTATCCGCATTGAATCATCAATATTCTCCGATGGTCTGTATCGAATATAAAATCTTGAAAATCTCGTTGGATACGTTTGTTGTCCAACAATGCCTTCTTTGCCTTTCCAAGGCGTAATCTTTGCCATAGTGCTAATATAGTTTGCCCATGTCCTAACAGAGCCTCCCATGCTATCCCGTGTATCAACAGGTTTTTGTATCTTGATAGGCTTTTTGAATGCGCCTGATCTTATTGTTGTCTCTGCTCTGCTAGTGATCTTGGGCATTGCTACACCATGTCCACTCTGTAGGCTAAGATTTTCTGAATCAACGCTTGCGGCAAATCTTGAGCTTCACGAAATTCAAACCAGTATGCTATGGCTTCTTTGAGGCATTGAAGCAAACCACGTGGCATTATGTAAGTACCAGCATATCCAGCAGTGAATGTAAATCTCCAGAAATTGGCTGTTTGCGGGTCTTTAATGTAAAACCTCGCAGGTTCTGAGTTATCATCAATCCAGTAATTTGCAGGATTTGTTACAAGCGTGAATGTTGTCCAATCATCAAATGCTGTTACTTTTGTTTCCGCTGTAAATGGTTGGCTTATCTGAAAAGGCGGCATAGAAAGATCATGATAGAATTGAGTCGGCCCGAAGGGATTAGCGCCTATTTCCTGTTGGAACTGATACCAATTAGGTCCAGGGCCTATAGTGCCACTTAACACACCTCCAAGAGGTCGCTCTATCACGACAGTCTGTTGAATAACCTGAGTAGCCAATGCCCTTCCAGTGATGTGCTCAATGTATTCCCTCGCACTCGTAATGATTGGCGCTATTGTTGCATCAAGATCATCGAAGTCCACATTAAGGTAATTCTTGACATCAGAAAGCGTTATTGGCTCTACTGACGGCGGTGTTATTACCCTAAATGTGCTACTCATCGTTATCCATCCTTAAACAGCGCTTGGCATAAAGCGAGGGCGACCTGCGAGAATCACCGCGTCAAACAGCGTGTTCGCTGAGGACGATGTGGATTTCAAGCGAATATAGCGCTTGCCACCGATATAGCCGATCCTCCAGTTGATCGCTGTTCCTGCCGAGCTGATAGCTACAGGCTGAGAATTGCCAACCTTGACCGGGGTGTGATCAGTTGGAGATGTGGCGCTCCATGCCACAAGATCAGTGACAGCAACGGTGCTTGGCGTGACAGCATCGTCAGACTCTTCGATGACAGGGGTCAATGTGCCACTGGTATAGGTGCCGCTGAAGAGTTGCACACAGGCACCATCAAAGCCCTGTAAATCAACCCACGGGCTTGTTTGTGTGCTCGTGATAGATGGAAGAGCAGTCAACCCAGTATTGAAGCTCCCAACCTCAGAAACTACATCTCTCATGTTATTTTATCCTCAAAATGCATGTTTTGTACTATTAATATGCAATACTATGATGTGGCACATTTCAAAGCCCGAAACGCTTCTGGAAGAAGCACGTCCCCGCCAACACGTTTTCTAGCGATAAAACCGATCAATCCTTGAGCTGCATAAAGTTCATTAAGTTGCTGCATACTCAGTGCAATGCGATCTACAATCATGTAATTTTTGAAATCACCGACAACGACGGGGTAGTTGTTTGCGCCAATTTCATTCATGTCAGGCATCTCAACGTAAGGCCTGCCGTAAATTGTTGGCTCTACCTTATCCGCAGCAAACGGCTGCCAAAGGTATCTATTTTGTGAGTCTTTCAGCAAACGAAGAGTATTGAGTGTGGCCCTAGTAAAGATGTAAGTGGCGTTTGCTTCGTAGAAAGCCTTAAGATCATAGAGAACATTGATGATGCTGTCCGCAGTGATAGTTGTTGCATTTGTGGTAGGAACATAAGGAATGGCATCGGTTACATTGTTCTTACCAGCAGAACCACCTATATAGCCTGCGCTCGCTTTGATCGGATAGCTCAAAATGCCACGAGGCCTACCAACACCATTGCCGCTGACAAATGCAATACCTTCAGCGCGTGCGAACTGGATTGCCAAGCGCTCTTTAATGAAGCTCTCCAAGTCGAACATGGAATCTTCGATGTTTTGCATCGAAACTTTGAGCAAACCACGCAATTCATGCACTGGGATAGTGATCATTGCAACGGTAGGATCAAGGCTATCAGCGAAGTTCTGTTGTTCCACTGCCCACACTGCTGTTGCATCGTTAGCCAAGGCAGGCATTTCGATCCGCTCGCCTGAAGTTTGCTGTACGCGGCAAATGCTTCTCATCTTTGAAATCAGGACTTGGTAAGCCTGCAATTCCATGATGAAGTCATTGCTAGCGAAGAAACCACCGGTTGTAGCATCGCCTGCATAAAGAGCTTTGCGCTCTATTGGCATGTGATCGAAGAAGACGAGGCTTTTCTCTTCTGGAGTCAGATCACTAAAGCGATTTTTAGAGCGGATAGCCTTAATGAAAGCCTTGTAGCCATCGCTCTTTCCCTCTTCCCTGCCTTTTTTGAGGTCCCCCCAAGGGTTGGGTCTTTGTTCAGCAACCTTGAATTCCTCAAAAAACTTCATGACTGATTTGTAGTCATTAACCTGTGTTTTAAGAAGATTTTCAATTTCAGTGTTTTTTGCTTCTAATGCAGCATTCTTAGTTGTTAGCTCAATCTCTCTTGTTTTGAGGATATCTTCAAGATCAGAGAGACGATTGCCCATCTTGTCAACATTTTCTTTGTATTCTCCAGGTAATTGCCCTGCCTTAGAAACTATTTCATCTCCAAGCTTTTTCTGCTCTTTTTCAATAACATCTATTTTTTCCTGAAACTTATAAGCAGTATTCCTGAATTCATACAAAACGTCTTGTACATCTGGCATTTTTTTACGTCCTTATGTGTATAGCATCCAATGATTGGATGTCATAATTAGTTAGCTCAGGCTAAGTCCAACTTTTTTGAGATCTTCAATAACGTCAGCAATGGCTTTGTCCTCGTCCGCAGTGCTTTTCAGCGAGTGCTTCGAGTCACTATGTGCCAGTGGCGGGATAGTGTTTCTGCCTTTGCCTTCCTGTTGATCGTCGTCAGGTTTGCCGGAATCATCGCCTGTATATGGTGTTTCAGCGCCTTGCATTGTACTTGCAAAATCATCCGCTGCCGTACGCACAGCTTTAACATGATCTTGCATTGATTTGACAGCTTTCTGTGCCTCGTCCGCCGTATCACGCAGACTCTTTATGTGGTTGTCGATTGTTCGTTGGTTAGAGGTGCTAATAGAGCGACCTGCTTTTAAATTAGGATTATGATCATTGCTCATATATCCGTAATTCGGCTTGCTGTCAGAGCCATATTGCATGGTGTAGTCAGCAGGAGTATAGGAATATCCGCTGTCCACAATGTATTTAGTGAGATTACACTCAATAGCCTGTGCTACAAACTTGGAGAGAACTAGAGCCTTCCAGTCATCAAGCGCTTGGCTAATATCTTGCTCTGGTTGATCTCCGATTTTAAATGCATCAAGAACTGATTTAGTGATTGTGCATAGAAATATATCCCGCCAATCTTCCAATAAATCTTCACACATTTCTTGAGCATAATGCTCTAATACGGTTTTTCTTTGCATAGTTGTTTGCTTGCCTTTCCCGTCATCCTTCCAGGAAGGGGTTAATTGTGGATCATCAGGGTATTCATTGTTAATCCGCTTATAAAGTTTTTCTACCTTGCCTTTTAACCCATCAGGAGCATCAGCGTTTCTAGCGCCCCCAATAGCACCGGCAATTGCAATAACAGCGCCTACACAGATACGAGGCTCATCATTGACAACATAGCAAAACGGATAAGACCACGATCCTTTTTGTTGAGCATCGCCATCCAGTATCATGAAGCATTGTTTTAATTTAGAGACATCAAAGGTTTCATCGTCTTTTGTTGCATAAGCAAAGATTTGTTTTTCGGCTTTATTGCCATCCCATGCTTCATCACGAGGTCCTATGGGAAGGCCGGTGCTTCCAGTGATAGTTTTTGTTTCTGCAATAACTGCATTGGCTTTTACATCGGTTACTACGGCTTCTAAATTCATTGGAAACACTACGATGCTGCCTTCCCATAATCTAACCTCAATCAGGTCACGCACCCATTGCCCATCAACTTTAGTATTTTCAGATTGTAACGAGTCATAGCCTATAGATTGCTGAAATACATAACCCTTCTTTAATGCGCTATACGCCTCTTTACCTTTTTGCACATCAAGATCTAGTTCAAGCTCAACAAAGAGGCCAATGTTATCTTCCTTGGCTTCCGTGTATCCCCCGATAGGAGTATTAGGATCATGTTGCCATAGAAGTGGCATTATGTAACGCTTATTATTAGTTTTTTTATATTCATACTTGTTTTGCAGTGTTCTCTTGAATGCTCCTGGAAGTACTCTATCACCGCCTTCATCCACATTATTGAATGTACTCAAGTAACCGCGTACAATACCCTTTTCATCATCAAAGTCTTTGGCTTGGAATGGAAAGGCTTTAGTTTGTCTTGTGATAGTTGTTGTTTTACTCATTTTAAAGCTAACTCCATAAATTTACGATATTCATGCTTTGATGTTGATCTTGATTTATACTTTGAAAACACTGATTTATCATCATTACTATTGTCTTCTTCATCATTGCTTTGTTTTGCTTCAGATTTCTTAAACCACATGAAACAACGGCACTTACAACAATTCTCAGGACTTCCCGATGGATTTCCAGGGTAATCAAGGTTTTCACCATCTACCACAAAGGTCTCATCAATCCCTACCTGTTGACCATCAGCATCTCTATGAGCCGGTCTTACATTGCCGTCATTCTGAGATAGCCATACCTTGTTCAAAGTTAGTCCAGATGATCTACCAGCCTGGAGGGCAGACCATGACGCGGCGCTATGCGATTCTGTAACGGCGATGTTGGCGCTTCGGCTGGGAACGATTTGCTCGAGGTATAAACCATCGATCCGCTTCGCAAGTTGCGGGACGGTTTCACCTGCCTTAACCCCTTGAGATAGTTCTCTTTTGACTTGATCACGCGTCGTCTCAGTAATGCCTTTGATTTTCGTTGCTGCCATCTTTGACAAATAATGTTCGGCATTGCTATTAATAATGTCAGTAAAGCTTTTAACATCATAATCCGTTGCTCCTGCTTTAAGCTGCTTCAAAATATCATTGCCCACATCGCCTGCCACGTCTTTATATAGTTCAATGATGATCTCTTTAAGATCCGACGCCTTACTGTTAATCGCTGACTCTGCTCTGTCTTCCGCTGAGCTAGGCAATGCAGCTTCGTAGACAGCGTTAACGACGGCTTTTTGCTCTTTCTTGAAGTAGCTTTGCAGGCGTTGTTCAGCTTCGGTTTCCCATTTGGCCGTTGCCTTTTCGATGCTCTTGAAGTAGCTTTGCTTTTCTTCGTTAGTGGCAAGGTCTAAGGCTTTGGTAAGCGACGTTCTGTGTTGTCTCTTCTTAGGTGTTCCCTCTATGGGGAATGAATACCTATCATCTCCGATGCAAAGCCATAGTTGATCGAAGTTCAGATTTACTGATGGAACATCGTCAATCGGTGTATGGTCCTCGCTATCGATGTAAGCCAACGTTATATGAGGTTGATAATCGAAGTTATTGGCAATATTGACATGTGCTGCTTCTAACGTCTCTACCAAGTTCGCACGCCACTTTTGCAGACCACTAATGTTTACTAATGCACATATTGGAGAAAGACCATTGCTCGAATCTGACGGACTAAAACGAAGGACCCCGCTTGTGATACCTGACAATGGAGAGGCTTCGGAAGCAAAGTCTGACAACAACTTTTTCAATGCATCTACATCGAGATCAATGTCATTCTTGTCTCCGAGGAATGCTAGGGTCAGGTGGATTTGATTAACAGGTTCTCCGTCAGGCAGCGCTAATTTCTTTGCTGTCTTTGCATCAGGGAAGAACGCTATCATAACGCCTGTATGGCCCTCATCGTCATCCTTCGTCACATATCGTCTTTCATCGCTCTTCTTAGGCTTAACAGCATCATCGCTAGTAGCATTGTCATCTCGATTGTCTGGAGGCTTAACACCGGGCTTATTGTTAGCATTGCCTTGTTGTTGATCGTTGTTTTGTGATGGTTTCGTTGGGTCAGGCTGATTCGGTTGACCGGGCTTCGTTGGGTCAGGAACATTCAACGGTTCCGGTAGTGCGGCAGGTGCCACTGCTGGCATCGTCAAGCTCTGCTCAGCATATTTATCAATCTCATCAAGTCGGATAAGGATAGTGCCGATCTTGAGGACATCACCATCGGGTACCGGAGGTAGACCACAAAGCTCACGGCATTCATTAAGGGTGCCAAGGCCATTCATCCACATCTCGTTGGCTCTTTCGGCCTGCGCTGTTTTCTGCGCTTGAATGATGTTGGCGATGACCTCGACACTTTCTTTGTCATAGTAAAGAAATGCTTTTGAGTTTTTTAAATCAGAGTACATCGGCACTAGCCACGTATTCCATAATGCATATAAATCGTCAAGCTCAGGAAATATTGCTTCGGTATAGCTTGCTGCCTTTGCTTGCTCCATATTGTCATAGGTAGACGACGAAGTATCGCCGATAAGCTGTGGCGCGATATTAAGAATGTTGGCTATAGCGCCTCCGTTGTATTTCAATGAGTCTAGGAAGTCCATCTGAGCAGGATCAAGACCGGTCGGTTTCCAATCAACGCCTCCATCAAAGAGCGGTGCTTTGCCAGCTCCCTTGGCACCTGCAAACTTTTCATTAAGCTTATCTTCAAGTTTCTTTCTCTCGTTTGGCCCTAGCAGTGCTCCGTACTTCCATATGCCTGGAGGCCTAGCGCTATTCTGCAAAAGAGCAAGGTTCCACTTCTTAGAATGGGATTGCATATCAATGTTTAATGCTGCTGCTTCGAGAGGGCTTAGTCCCATGCCTGCCTGATCATCGTCATCAGGATTCCAGTACTTTGTGTGTCCGATGTTATCCGGTGTGATAACGTCTCTCAGCGTGTCATATTTATAGCCAACAATGCCTTTGTTCTTAACAATCTGCATTTCAATTTTGTCAGGTCGCAATGTGTACAATTCAGCAGGAGGACCATCCCTTGTTACTCTATTGGCATATTGAAAACAGTTACCAGCTAAGATCTTATATCCTAATGCTGCTTCTCGATAAGCAACGCCACTTTGATCCTCATTGGGCTTATTCAACAAATCAAGCAATGGATGCTCATCGATCTTACCGCTTTTCATTGTCGAATCTTTGAAAAGCACAGGAGGTATTGCTGATCCATTGCGAATAATGTAACTAACGCATTTATAGAGTGTATCGCTGTCTTTATAGCCTTCCTTCACAAAGCTCTTGAAGTTCTTTGACATCCTCACTGCCATTGGAACATCGTCGTAATATCCTAGCGACATCCAACGAGGATCGACTTTGCTTTCGCGACTTTTGAAGGCAGAGGCAACGCGTGTGAAGATATTCATTATTTACATTGCCTCCCTTCGTTTTTATATAGGCAACTGAGGACATGGATAGGTGGTTCGTTGGCATTAATGCGATGAGCAAAGTTTTCTTCAAACCAAGCAATAGGAGACCATTGTTTAATAGCATCACAAGGCTCATCAACGATTATCGGCAAATGAAGATGCGACCAATGGTTTTCATCAAGAACAGTGCCTACTACATCGTCTTCATGGCGACGGCTAGGCAATAACGATATCAATCGGTATTCTTCAATAGACTTTGGCAAATAATGCAATCCAGTATTATCACCGTATTTCTCTTTAAGATCATTGACGGTACGTTGTAAATCCTCAACAGTCAATGACGAGCTTTGTTGAGTAGACGATGTATAACTTTGCTTATTCAGTTTTTCAAGTAAATCATTGTCTTCTAGCATTTATCACCAATTGTCGCCATAAATACGCGCTGCGAATTCAAAAGGGTTTATTGGTTTTATTGTTGGTTTTACATATTCAACAGGTATTTCGTTTTCTTCGATATTGATAAAAGGCTGCGTAAACGGTATTTCTCTTTGGTTTGCGTTGATGGCTTCGGGTTCGATAGGGCCTTCGATGGGATCAGGGATTTCATCGTAATTGCCATCGTCATCGCTGAGAGGACCACGTGACCGGACAACGATAGCGGCGAGAGACGTTGCATCTACTTGGTCATCCTTGTGGGCTTTAGGAAACTTATATAACTCACCCTGGAAGCCTGCCAGCCAATTGGCATATTTAGAAAAATACATTTTGCCATTCGATTGCCAGATAGCCGCCACACCTGCTCTTGATACCTTATCTCTATTAGGCTTAAATGGTTTGCATGGAATACCTTTTAGCACTAAATCCTGGAAAAGCGCGTGTTGGTAGGCAATGGTTTCTACCGCGCAAAACTCAATATTTTCATCATCATTAAAGATATCCTGTATCTCTTCTTGCTGCTCATTATGGCCCCAATGCCCTCTAACAAGATCCATAAGCAATATATCGCTATAGGGTGTCTTTGCCCACTTTTGAATTACGGTATAGTCAGCGGCTTGTTTTTCAGATATAGCAGGATCAACAGTCATAAAGTAAGAACATTCATTTTTATTGATTGCTTTAATACCTTTAGGAGTATGCAAAAAGAATGTATCATGGCTCATTGTAAAGAGACGTTCTTTATCACGCGAAAAAACTGCTCCTGATGCTGGTGTAGGCGATTGCTGATACTGTGCTGCATATGCTACGGGACCAAGCGACTTTTTGAGCATGTCTAGCACTTTTGCAGGAAACTTTTCAGGCCAAAGTAATTCACCGGCCTCTTTTCGCTTATCTTCAAACCCTATGCACGTAGCATAATGATGTCCAGGCTCGTATTCCGTTGGCAATACAAGATGCTCCCAGCCGCCTAAGCTCAAAACATGGCCCGTAAGGTCACGCTCATGTATCCTTTGTCCTGCAATGATCATAGCGCCACTATCGTAAGAATTAAGGCGACTCATCCATGTATTGCCGAACCAGTTAACAGTGCTCTCAATTTCGCTATTTGTCGCTGTTGCATTATTCGGATCATCTATTAGTAAATGCGTTCCTCTTTTGCCTGTTCCGCGTGTTCCAACTGATAACGCCATTCTATGTCCACGACTGGTATTCTCGAAAAAATTCTTAACATTCTGATCACTGGAGAGTTGAAAAATGTCTCCAAAGCAGGATTGAAACCACTCTGACTCAATGAGGTTACGGCAATTTCGGTTATCTCGAATAGCAAGATCAAGACTATGAGAGGCGCAAAGCCATCGGGTGGTAGGATCTTTAATCCACATCCAAGCCGGATACATTACACTAAAAATCGTAGATTTCATGTGACCCGGCGCTATGTTGCAAACAAGCTTATTTATCTCTCCACGATAGACCGCCTCTAAATGGTCTGCAATAGCGTCAATGTGCCAATTCCACAAAAGATCTACACCGGGTTCAATGACATCCCAGGCAAGACGAATAAAAGCCTTAAAAGACTCCTGAGAGCGCCCTCGCACCTCAGTTGCTATTTTTTGACTATTTACTACATCTCGCACTGCCAACGTCATTTTGTATTGCCTCCCTGCTGTCTCTGTGAGAGCTGCAATGCAATACGCTGTGCCTGTGCTAGTTCCTCGTCTGTGAGAAGTTGCAATTTAGGATCGCGCTTAATGTTGATGGGACCACCATTAGGACCAGAATGTTCTATCTGCTGTTTGTCTCTATATTCTGGAAAGTGTTTCTTGATAGCCATAGCAAGCAAATTATCGCTGACAACGCGTTCCATCAGTGGCTCGCCGCGTTTATAAACAGGCTTGCCCTTATCATCTAGTACGGCATTGCCATGTTTATCAAGAACAGGGGTTTCATTGTATACAATGTGCCCCATTGAAACTACTGTTCTTTCATAGCCTTTCGTCGCTCGCTTTGTAAATTCAGCGAGAATGATGTCTCCGAAGTCTTTTTCGGCTTGATTGTACTGTAAGCTAAATTGCTCATCATGCTCTAACCATTGATAGAAGGTATTTCTGCTTATGCCAGCTTTTTTACAAGACAGCATGATGCTGCCATTAACCTCGTAAGCTTTGAGGAAAGTTTTTTGAGCAAGCTCACGCTCTGCTTTTGTGAGACGTACCCCATTTGGGCGTGAGTTTGTGCGCACGTGCGTAATAGCCTGTGAAGGTGTGTTAAGGTTATTAGCGCTTTCAAGCTTCTCAGCGTTAATCTCAAAGATGCTTGGAGCACCTGGAATTGACATAAAAGGTAGGGGATGAGCATCTTGCAGAACGAAACCGTACTTATATTTATTTTGAAACCAAGGGCTAGTACTCTCTTTGACAGAATCTACGAGATTGACTTTACCTATGATGCCGCCTGTCTTCATTTCTCTGAGCAGGTCTTCACACTGTTCCTGAGACCAATTGAGGATACTTCTTGCGTGCTCCCATGAGAATGACTTATCAATCCTCTTGCTAGCATGAATGAGCAGAGGACCACGATGCAAGGTAGTCCAGTTCCTATTTTCGATATCCTTCAATCCAAGAACAATGAGCTGAGCACATGGTTGCTGAATTGAGATACAGCGCATTCGATTATATTCTTCTAGCTGAGTTTTCTCATCAGATGAAGCAAGAGGAAACAATTGCGTAGGATATATTTGCATCACCATGAAAAACCTCCTGGTCTTGTTAGATTGCTATTGTGTATTATGTGTACATTTATGGCATGTTCAGACATATGTCGCCTCCCCTGCATGCTCTAGGAGTATGGCCTCGTCCCCAGTTTCAGCTTCGTAACGCTCTAAAATCACGCTTGCGTACTTCTCGTCCAGTTCCATAGCATAACAACGTCTACCCTCACGCTCTGCTGCGATAATACAAGTACCACTACCTGCGAACGGTTCATAAACTATTTCATCTGGTTGTGTATGATTGCGTATCGGGATAGCAAATAATTCAAGTGGTTTTTGGGTAGGATGGATCTTGTCATTTTCTCTTGCGACTTCCCATACGTCGGATTGATTGCGTTCTCCATAAAAAGGGCATTTGCCATTTCCTTGACGCCAGCCATGTAAAGCCCATTCACAGCGAGGGTGATAGTGCAATCTCCCAATAACAAACCCAGGCTTTACCCATACAACGGGTTGATGAACAAAATACCCAGAATCAACAAGAGCCGTTTCAAAGATCATGCGTTGACCCCGATGCCAAACATAGAAAGGCATTGGAGGATCTCCGGCGTGCTTTGCAGCTTCCAAGAAATCCATGAGGAATTGCTTGAGGTCTTTGCCTGTTTTGTCGTCATTTTCGATTGAGCCATGCAGGACTGCATGGCTATGTCCATAGCCATGCGCTTGCATATCTTGCGCTTTCTTCACCCAAGAGTCACCGTATGGAGGGTCCGTAGCCATCAATACGGCCTTTTCGTCCTGCATTAATCGGCGTACACTCTCGGAGTTTGTTGAGTCTGCAATAAGTAATCTGTGATTACCAAGCTGCCACAGCTCACCTTTTTTACATCGAACCTCTACCGTCTCTGGATCAGCTTCAAAATCATCACCACCATCTCCCTCATCATCATCACCACTGTTACCGAGATATTCATCACCCAACGACTCCAGTAATTGTCTTAGCGATTCGTCGTCACTTCCCAGTGAAGCGAGGTCATACCCTACATTCTGCTGCTCTTGCAATAATTGCGCTAAAATCTCTTGGTCATCCTGTGCATTCAATGCGTGTAAATTGTCAGCTACAAGTATAGCGTCAATTTCATCTTGCGGCGTTGAAGGGGGAAGTATGTCCGCTCGTACAGAAGTAACACCATTGCGCTGCATGGCTTCGATAATGCCATGACCGGCGACAGTGATATATTCACCATTAGGTCTCTCCCAAAGGACGCAGCTTCTAAACTGACCGAAGCGAGAATGAGACACTCCAAGTTGAGAAAGCTGGCTATCGGGGTGATTTCGATAGTTGCGCTCATGTGGCTTAATTGCTTCGATTGGGACAGCCCTATTGATTACTTCCATAACGCTTTCTATATACTCCGAACAAACAAAAAGGGCGTCTCTCTCCGTATTGGAGAAAAACGCCCGTGAGTATCTCAATCTAGGTGTTATGCGTTATTCAGTTATTTGCTTTTGTTCTAATTCTTGATCTGCCAGAGACCTTGTGTGAATACGTATCTCGATACGTTATAGGGTATCCATCCTGAAAAATGATCTCTAGCGATCCATGTCCACTAATGGATTTAAAGTACTGTGATTTCTCTTTAATCCAATATGCTATTTCAGGTGGCAATACACCGTCTTGGTTAGCGTTCAATGATGCATCCATAATTATATCGCCTAACCTTTGCAATAACTATAACACAAGACTGCAATGCAAATCAAGGGGATGTACTGTCAATATAACGCAATTCATTGAAAACTCATCAAACTTCCTTGCCATCGACAAAGATCATCGGCATGCAGAGACAATATTGATATCAATGCTCTTGCTTAGATCCTCCGGTAACGACATACTAAAACGTTGCTTATATTGGTCTTCTAGCTTTTCTATGATTGCATCGTCAACTTCAACGCTTTCTGGGAATTTACCGTGTTGACGATAATGATCAGCGGCTAACTGCATAACCTGCAAAAAAGCAGTGCCAGCATCAATTTCATCAGCAGTATAACCCACTGTAAAATCAATACTTTTTAGCGAAAAGGCACCATCTTCATAATCAAGACTTCGATTAACTCTAGGCAGTGGTTCATTATCAGAGACCTCTGGAATATCAGAAGAGAGCACAATAGCTTCAACGTAATTCAATGCCTTATTAAATCCGTTCTGTTGAAGTTGCTCTATCACATAGTTCTCTGGAAGCAATAGTTCTCCTTTGAGTTGATCAAGATCAATCTTTGAAAAATCCGATGTTTGACTTAGTTTCCATGAAGGAAATGACAGAATACCTTTACCCATGATATTTACTCCTTAATTTCTTTGCCATCAACAAGAATCACCGCCTTAACCCTCGTAAAATCAATGCCAGCACCAAGTCTTTCCTCGCTATACACCACATCCATCACTGTCTGGCTTCGAAACCTCATCATCTCTTCCTTGTCTTTCCCTGCAATCTTCGCCGATTCAACGATAAACGATATAGCGCCATGTCCCATATCATATTGCGCTGCTATCAATGCGTACTCATCGGGTAACTTCATTAACTGCGCTATTTCATCGAGCGTCTTTGTTAGTATCGTATATCCCATGCTTTACCTCAATAACATCATAAAAGCGCCGATAATAACGAAGCCAATGATAACACCGATGGTATACGATGTTATCGCTTTGATGAAAACATCGTGGGCCATAATGATTTTGCGAGATAAATCAATGTTCCAACTAGGTTCTGTATCGCTTATCAACGCCTTATCAACATATGGCGTTACTACAGTGTGATAAGCATTGTTATCAACGAGCCTACGAAACATGCTATTGTATTGACATTTCCTCCATGTGAACAATGGCTTCATGTTGTCGTCGTATTCTCGTAGTTCCTCGCAGTCTTGATATTGTTGCATTGGAGGATCTTGCTTAGGCATTGCCTTTTCTTCGATCAACAATGTCTGGCTTTGTTGCCTTAATAGACCTCGTTGTTCTCGATGCTCATTGATTTGGCATAGACCTTTCGTTATATCTCCCATGCGAACATCGCCCCATTCATCGTCTTCTTCGTTGGTCTTTGATGAAGCAATGTCTAATCTGTCCTCTATGAGTGCCATAAGAGCAAAGAGCGATCTTTGATCTTGGTAAGTCATAGCTTCACCTCTCTGCCATTTTATCGGTTACACTGACATCTCTCAATATCCGTTCTCCGGTATCCAAGTAGATAAGCATAACCTCATCAGACTTCCAGTGCCACTTGAAATCCAGAAACAGACACCCTGCATTATTAAAAAACTTCGGACCTGCTGCGGTACAGATGTCTAATACAATGCATCCATCGTCCCACTCTGTAGCCTTGATGACTCCCCAAGTTTTTGCTGTCTTTTGCCGATAGGCAATGAGTACAGGACGATCTTTCTGAGCACGTTCTTTGTATTCATCGATCTTTTCTTGGAGATCTTCTTCTGCCAACGACTCTCTTTGTATGTAATCTATGATCTCGTTGCCATACCCTTTCCACAGAGCCCCAATGCCGGTCTCTTCATTGGAATTAGGCGGCGTTGATACTGACTTTTTGTCATCCCACGCAAGAGCGACAACTAAGCTATGTGACTCCCATGTTGTCCTAAATATATCCTTTGCTTTCATCCCTTAATAATCTCCTTTAAATCCTTTAAAATCGCCTCGTATCCATAAGCAACACCATATACATCGCACATATATTGATTTTCTTGAAATGGATGTTTTCTCGTTGTTTTATCAATGATGTGTGTATTGATATTGATGTTCTTTACTGCCAAGTCATGCTGCAATTTACCATAACAAAACTCTGTACATCTCTGTGCTCCATCAGGATCGAGGTCAACTTGACGAATAAAGAATGACCTTGCCACATCGTCACCAATGGGAACGACGGGAACGGTGATGATATCGAAGGTGGGATGATCATCTCTGCCAATCTCGAAAAAACGAAAATCTTGCTGTGGCAACGGCGGAAAACGAAAGCACGTCTGCGTCATTTGCCATAAAAGATCTTCGCTTACCTCGACTCCCTCAGGATACTTTTTGTGTATGTCGCAATAGCCTTGAATAGCACGTTGTACATAGCGATCTGTATCATTCAACATTGTAATCTTCGCCCATTATCGAATATCATCAAAAATACATTGCCATCGGTATAAGTGTCGACAATGATCATAGAGAACTTTTTGTCTTTGTCTTCATAGATTGACAACGCAAATGGATCTAGATACCTACTTCCCCTGATTTCTCCAGAGTACACATCATCACCGTGAATATCGTCAATTTCATATTCTTGATCTATGAGTTTCTGATGGTTTTCTTTTTTATCCGACCAATATACCGTATTGGACCCTATGCTCCACCACGCTTCTCGCATGTCGTCAAGCGGATATACACGCCATCCTTCTTTGAATTGAAAAAGATCATAGATTGTTTGCTGTAACTTAAAATATTCGTCTAGTTCTTTCATAAATATCTTCCCTCTATAACGCTTTCCTGCGTAATACGAAGCTTTCCATTGCCATCAACGCGTACATCGAACTCCATGCCATTTTTTCGAGGATGCGGTGATAACGCTGTAACACGAAATATTTCATCGATCTCTGTCAAAATATGCTGTGGTATAAGGTCGTTCTTTGTTTTCAATGTAGGGCCATAGTTTGACTTTGATCTTCCTTCAATGGCAGTGACGAGATAAGGCAGATCGTTGTCAATTAAGTGAGACGACATGAAGTCGCGGACTTGTTGATGTATTGCTTCGAGGCGTTGGAAGATCAATGGCTGTTTGTCGTTTGTCTTAGCGGGAGCATCGATTTGGTCAATGATTTCATGAAATCGTGGCATTGCCTTTTCGTTGATGGCCTTGCCACGATGTAGACCAGCCCACGCTAGGAGATCTTGTTTGATCTGCTCTAGATTATCCATTAGCATCCTCTTTAGTCATATCTGGCACGTCATTTTCTACTATCTGACTTGCAGCATGCCCTTTACCTTTACGCCACGCTACATCTTCATCAAGGTACGTTACAACATGGCAAGCCAAATCATAGGCCCAACGCGCTATAGCTAACTCATATGCTTCTCTAGCTTTATCAAGACTGGCATAGGTTGTTGTGCTCACAGCATCCAAATCACGCATAAGAACTTTAGCAAAACCTGCAAATTGCGTGTCTCTGCTTAAATCATCACTCATCATTACTCATGTCTTCTAATTTATCGATTACTTGAAACAACAAATAAGCTTGCATAGTCTTTTGATCAACTCTATACAACAATTTATCACCGCACGCCGCTGCAATCCTAGCACACGACGCCATTTCTTCGTCAACCTCGCATCGCAATATATCAATGATCTCTTTGTTTGCTATTGCTTTTCGATATGTTTCTTGTTGCTCTTTTTGCCTTTGCCATGCCTTGTGTTGCATGGCATGGTCTCTTTGATGCGTATCAGCGCCACATTGTTGGCAATAGCTATCGAAGATCATATCTTGCCCTCACCATTTCTTCGATGTCCTTCTGTGCATCCCTAAGAAACTTGATGTACCATACAATGATATCATACAATGATATAAGGAATGATATAGAGAACAGTGACCCTTATTGCTATCGATGTCAGTAATAACCAATCACAAATGCTCATTACTCTTGTCCTCGTAAATCTTGGATATCACAATGACAGGCTTTGCGTCTGTGTTCAACCGGTCTCGAAAAGTCTCTTCGAACCACGCAATAGACGCTGCTCTCTTAGCGTTATCATAGCTTTCATCGATACTACATGGATCATCAATAAGAATCATTGCTTTATGTTGTTTTTCAATGCAGTCTTTATCTTGCATAGTTTCTTATTGCCTCTTCGACATCTTTTTCAATAAATTCCATCGCATATCCTTGTCTCATAATGTCCTCCCTGACTTGCCTCGCATTTTTGTTGACAAGACCTAGCTCTCCGCCATCGATAGGCATCGCTTCTCCGGTTCTTGGCGATATCCCCGTGCAGACAGCATCATCGAAGGCATCGCATCGACTATGATATTGCTCTGCCAATCCTTGCAGTTTTAGCTCATCTTCGGTAGGTCCTAGCCATTCGCCGTAAAGCATTGATCTACGCTTTGGCTGCAAAAGCTTTGCTAAGTCTTCGATTTCAAGGTAATCTTTGAACATCATTGCCCCTTTGCCTTAATAAATATCATAGTTTTCCAGTAAAACCTTGACTGCATCCCATAAGGCATCGACTAACTCTGTTGCATCATCCTCATCGAAGTCAATGTATCTGCTTTGTATCCTCCATCCTGTTTTGTCTGTTTCACGTTCAATGTGCCACCATTCATCTTTAATGTGGTCATCGATAAACTGTATTAAATGCTGTATTGATCGATAAGCAACATGGTAATCTTTGTTAATGCTTTGTTTCTCAAAGACCCATGCAAGATATTTTTGCCTGCCTTGATTGGACAATGAGTCATATTGCTCTTGCGTTATTTCTTGCTTCATCATCGTCTTTCATCGCCTCGTTGTATCTCCATGCGTTTTAATGCTCTTTGTCATCTCTTCCATAACATCTTTGGCTATCTCTGGTCTCATATCGTTTAACTTCGCTTTTACCTCGCTTCCTAATGAAGCACGGAAACTATGCATTGCTTTGCTTACGGCGTCTTGCACTAATTGATTAATGACTTGCACTAGGGCTTCGGTGCCTGTTAATGATTTTTCGTTGTCGTCTTCGGTGTATGATGACATTATTGTCTATCCTTTGCGTAAATCACTGTTGTTCCTATTTTGATGTCTTTCAGCAATGCAACACCGTTAACCTTGTCCTCACTGTAATCCCTGATATACCATGGATCAATGAAGGGCAATGTTTCACCTTCGCTTACCTCTGGTATATCATTGGATGACACCAATATGCCTAAGCACCTACCATGGCTACCATAAAACTCTTTAAGCACTTGATGCACAGCATAGCCTTCAGGGAGCAACAACGCCTCTTTGATTGTCGATAACGTTATCTTTGAAAAATCGATGTCCTTATCGCTTTCTTGCTCTACAACGCCTAGCTCTGAAGGATCGACATGAACGATGTCTTTTCGTTTGTCAGGGTCGTTATAGTCGATAGCGACTTGCAATGCTGACGGCGTTATTCTGATGATGCCTTTGCCGTTACCTCTACTATGGATATCTAGTACACCCACAGCTTTGTTCCTCCTTCCACCAGGGTAGTTTCACTTGAACTTTCACCCAAGCCAGAGCTACTCTGTCCAGAGGCGTTATGTTCCCGTGTAACTCACGGTA